GCCACGTCGTAGTCCTGCATGGCGACCACGCGGACGGTGCCAGAGGCAGAGCCGGTGTAGGGGTCAACCATGATGTCCAGACCGCTCCAGAAGCCAATCATGATGTCGCTGAAGTTGGCGAACACCGCGGTGTTGGCAGGCATGGAGTTGGACACGTAGGCCGAGTAACCGTTGATGGTGTTGTCGGACTCGTAAACGAACTGAGCAGTGTTGGTGGCCTTCTCAGTGGTCTTCAGAGTTCCGCGCAGAGCGGAATTCATCATGTAACCGAGGTTGCCGAACAGTGCGTTGTCGGTGCTGAGTGCAGCTTCAGCGTTCACATAATCAGCAAACGTGGTGTAGCCAGACTCGGTGTTGATGCCGGTGACGTTCAGGAAGCCCAGCGGATAGGAGCCGGTGCCAGTGCCGTTGATGGCCTGGTTCTCAACTTCAATCGCGATTTGCTGAGCCAGGTCACGACGGACAAGGTTCTCAACATCAACGCTGGACTGAAGCAGCAGACGACGGGAGTAGTCGGTCAGAGCACCAATGGTGCGGGGCTGCATCGTCACTTGGTCGACGGTGAGCTGCGATTCGGTGATCGAACCGGACTCGGCGACGTGGTAGGTCGTGGCTCCACCCGACTGTCTCGGAATTGCAACCATGCCCTGCAGGCCGGTCATCACGTTGGCACCAGCCTGAGTGAGAACCAGGGACTTACGAAGCAGATCGATGAAGCTGTCGCTCATCAGCTCGGTAGCCACCAGATCGCCACCGCCAGAAGCAGCGCCAACGGTCAGATCGCGCTTGCCATAACCCAGCACATCGGCAGGGATCAGGATGCCGCGAGCTTCCTTACCGCTCTTCTCTTGAGCAGCACGGCTGACTTCAAATTCAAAACCAGCAGCACGCTGAGCTTCCTTGTCGTTGGGATGAGCAAGGGCCTTCAGAGCGCGGACGAAGGAGAACTCACGGACCTCCTTGTCGGTCATGCCGATTTCGGCATCCTTGGCCTGGATGGGCTTCTCTTCAACACCCATCTTCTCCAGAAGGGCAGAACGAAGATCTTCAAGACCACGGGAGTTGGCGATAAACTCCTGGGCCATTTCGATGTTCTTGGTGCGTTGGCCAAGAGCCATCATTTCGGCTACTTCCTTTGCCTTGGCCTGAGCGGCCTCAGCGCGGATAGCCTCAATATTGAGGTTTTGATCCACGGTGTTAACTCCGTTGGGTTGACTTTGCACGGCTGAGGCCGTAGCAGTGCTTTCATTATGGTCGAAAGCACGTCCCAGACCAACTGAATTGTCGGCTGGGATGGTAACCAGACTTATCTCGAAGGGCTGGTATTTGGTGGCGCGATAAGTCACGGGTGACGTGGACTCGTCGGCCTCCATTTCGTCAATCTTGTAGCCAAAACTGACGTTGCGAATGATCCCATCACGGATGAGATCTTGCATTTCGCGACCAAGCTCGTTGTTAGCAAGCTTGACCTTTGCGTATGCACGCTTGTCTTTGATATACGCCCTTTGAACTACACCAACGATGCGGTCAGCATCATGTTGATAAAGCAAAGGTGCGCCATCATTTAGGCGTGCAAGATCCATGGATTTGGTATCCATGCTGAGGACTTCCATGCCGTAATACCGTTCGACCGGCATTTCACTGGCAAAAGGAAATTCCAGGGTCCGCTCTTCATCGTCGCAAGCGCGAAAATCAACGCTGAGCGCACGCTTAAGGGTTTTGCCCTCGTAAAAACGGAGCGCCGCGATCTTGGTCAACGTAGAAAAACGATGGCCAACCAAGCTATCGCTTGGCTCGTAACCATCACCGCCATCGCGATAAACGCGAATCAATGCAGCGGGATTTTCTTCCGAAGCATCAATGGTGAAAGACGAGTCGGGAACATCGATTGACTCGCTGCGGGAAATGCGGGTGATCTTGCCGCGTGCAGTTCCACCGCTGGAATCCCACGAAACAAAATCACCAACCTTGAGAGCATCAGCCGCTGCGCGGTCTTCTACAACCTCAGGTACTTCCTCGACAACTTCAGGTGCTTCCACTTCAGGCTCAGCAACAGCGGCCGAACGCACTTGGACACCAGTTGGCGCAAAGCCGCGTGCCTCGCGTTTCATTAGATCCACAAATGGACTTCGCATTAGTTTAGATGTTTTTACTCAGGTTCCTGCTCATGTTGAGTCGGATGCTGAGTCGGGGCAACTTCGTTGAATTGAGTTGCGCCGTTGAGAGAAGTCTGTGACGGATCAGTGTCAAGGGTGATGTTGAGTTCATCGGCAACCGCTAGTTCATGCTGCCGTTGACGCATCTGCTCCTCAAAATCACCGCCGTGCAATGCAATGACTTGAGACAAAGTCATGATGCCGCTGCGAATCAGATCCTTGTAAGCAGAAGCTTCTTTTTGCGGGTCAACGAACTGCGCCGCAGGTGCCATCCACTTGGCAGCCATGTAACGCCCAGGGTTGGTGTCAAAACCGGGGAGATCAAGCACGCCAGCCATGACGGCCATCTCAATCCACTTCTCGTAAACCTCTTCGCACAGCGATTCGATCACGTACTGCTGCAAGACTTTGTAGTGCGTGCGCGTTTCAAGCAGCTCTAAACGCGAAGAGCTGTAGTTGCTTTGCGAAAAGTCTGAACTGACTTGCGTGTAACTACAACCAACCCCAGCAGCCACAGCTCGCAGCATTTGCTGCACAAATGGAGTGAACCCATCATCAGGGCGATTGGGATTGAAGAATTGCATCTCCTCTCCCGGTGCCAAGCGGCGGATGCTGCCCGGCGAGAAGTCAAGGACTGACTCTTCGTTGTAAGTGCCATCCTCAAACAGCTCCTGATCAGGAGTTTTGACGAATGCCATCATGCTGCTGCTGGCACGAGCAGCGACAATCTCTGCTTCTTCGTATCCAGACAGATTGCGAAGCCGCATGATCGCGGTAGCAAATGCGCTGACCCCACGGGTCTGGCCAGGACGCTCAATCAAATAAAGGTGAATGATGTCGTCAGCTGGGATGCGAACCCGCTTCTTGACTGCTTTCTGCGCGTAGCTGAATTGATAATCACCGGGGTGATAGTCAAAGAAGTGATAAGCGACCGGACGGCCCCACTTATCAATCTCGACACCCATGCGGATCTCGTTGCCGTTCTTTTCGATAGCGTTGTAATCGTCATCGAGCAGATCGGATTCGATGATCTCAAGCCCCATCGGGACTTGGCTGCCACCAAAAGATTGACGGACAATGCGCAAAAACACCTCGCCCGATTCGAGCATTGAGGTGACGCAAAGGCGCTGGATGTCGTACCAGCTGAGCTTGCCGCCTGCATGGCAACGCTTGGCAGATCCCCAACGGGTCCACTGCTCTTCAATGCGGCTATTGACCTCTTCCGCTAGGCGACCGCCACGCTGCATCCGCACTTGAGCTTGCAGCTTGATGCCAGTGCCAACAACGTTGTTACGGACAGCGCGAAGTGCAGCCTTGGCAAAGTCCGAATCACGTACAAGTTGACGTGCGCGGTTACGAAGCAGACGAATGCTGCCCCTGATCTCACTATCAGCAGAAGTGGCCTGATTGATCCAATCAGAAGTCAGGCGATTGTTCTGCGCTGCGGCATAAGCACGCTGCAGATTGTGATTCCGCGTTTGTGCTTCTTGGAGTTGTTGACGAAGGCCGTTGACACGACCGAAACCCAGGAAAGCCATTAACGGAACCTCACTTTGGCCAGACCGGGATTGCCAAGACCCTGACGGATCTTCTCGCGTCGCCGCTCCATTGCAACTTCATTTTGCAGGGTGCTACGCAGTTCCAACAGCTCGGTCATCTTGTACCGGCGCAAGCTGCGGCCACCAATGCTGTATTCCTGCACCATCCCGCCTGATGCAAGGGTGCGAATAGCAGCATCTACTTTTTCAAGATCAATCTCGGCGCGGCTGCGATCGTCAAATGCGCCGGGAGTTCCGCTATAGACGGCAGTGGCCTTGACGGTGAATTGACCGCGACCAGCGGTGTACTGAGTGTTGTTTGTGTCCTCGGTGGCTACTGCTTGCCAAGTCCACAGTCCTGCATCAAAGTCTGTGGTGGTGCTAGCCGGGATCGTGATGCGCCAACCATCACCCTCGGCTGTACCTGTAATTGTGGTGCCCTCGGATGCAGTGTTCGTCCGGGCGTACCACTTCAGTGTGTAAGTGCCGCTGTCGATGACAGTGCCAATCGAGTTCGTAAATGACGGCACGTCAAAGATGACGGTGTCGCCTGCGTAAATCAGATCTGGGACAAGGATGGTCACCAGTTAGTCACGAATGAAGAACTTCCACGCCGACGCCGCCTCTGCGGTGGCCGATATGGAGAGTCTATCGGTTTATCAGGCGTTGCATCAGTAGCTTGTTTTTGATTTTGAGGTTGCGCTCGCGCACGTTCAAACTGCTCAAAGATCGTGTTGCGATTAAATCTCATGTACAGGTAGTGCAAAGCGGCGTAGCTGTAACAGAAGCAGTCCAACGCTTCGTTGCGATCACCAGCCTTCTTTTTCCACTCACGAATGGCAAAACCTTTGACGTAACGGATGACTTGTCGCTCACTCGTCAGTTGCTTGAAGTAGTCCTGCCCTGCCTCTGCGTGAAAGTGGATGTAACCAGCGCCAGGCTCGTTGTGCTTTAGGCGGCCAAACAAAGTCGATTTGATTGTGTCACTGCCCACCGGCAATAATTCGGCTGAATTCTTGAGCACCTGCCCCTTGCAGTTGATATCAACTTTTGAGGGTTTACCAATCGGCGGTTTATTCCGTACCGACTGACCTTTCAAGGCAAATACACCTTTTCCTTTACGAGTTCTGGCATACGCATAGACTTCACTTGTGTAGTGGCCGCCAGAGTCCACTCCAATCGC